CCTTATAGGTTTGATATTGAACTTCACCTTTTTCGTTTCTGACATTGTGCCCTTTGTCATCTTTAAGTGGCACTTTTTTCTTCTCCTGGTAATACAGGTCTTTGTCGTATGCCGTCTTATATATCAATGAGCCATCATCAGCGATTTCCGGTGAACCTCGACGCTTAGGCACTGACTCCTCCGACTTGGCTCTGGATATCAATGTACTAGCACCACCAGCTTTTCCGCCATCTTCCTTAGCTTGATACTTTTCCCTAAGTGAAGCGATGCCGTTATCTCGTTCAGATCTCTTATAATCGAGCCCATGCTTTTCAGCATCGATTACAACCATACTGTGTCTAACAGCTCTGGCGAGCTCATCTTCTGTAGCGCCCTTAATAGTCATATCGGTGATGAGGTTAGAAATTTTACCCATCTCATTTTGGGTATTTTTCATCTTACGATAAGACTTATTGGTACTCTCAGGGCCATACTCAACTTTAGGGTCAAATCCCTCAAGCTGCTTCAAAGCATGAGTGGCTGTAATTTTGAACTTGCTGTTATTACAAGGAATGGCAAGAACAGTGTCTCCATCAAAGTCTGCTCCGGACAAGCGATCCGCATTCTTCTTAGAGATGCCAATTGCGTCCTTTGCATCATGGCCTATAATATCAATACCCTCACGATTCTTGTTGTTAACCGTAACAATGGGTATTTCAAAGGTACCGCCATGAGGGAAGCGAATCAAAGCCAACTGTTCGCCATTGTTAAACTGTGGCGCATAACACTCTTTGTCCCCTATTGTAGTAAGGGGTAAGATTACCTGATACTTCTGTCTCGGAAGAGCTGCTGCCTTAAGGTGAACCGAATCAGAATCACACTCATCCGCAAACTTAGACAATAGCATTCTTTTAATGGTTGGATTGTTGAGATTGCGGATCTCTTCAAATTCTTCTTCTTTATCGGCAATGGACAAGTTGAGCTGCTTGGATATCAATGACTTGTTCTGCTTGGCTAAGAACTGAGCCGGAAGCTCTTTTGACCATTCGCCCCATTCGCCTTCTTCTGCTCTCTTGTTGATGAGAGAAAGCGATTGCCTTTGTCCATTCTTGCCAATGTACTTACCATTGGGATCGTCGTAGTAGCTTTGACCACCATCCTCTTTGATCAATGAGCCGAACGGGTTGTCGGGGTCATCTGTAATCTGCTTAAGAACGGTGCCTCCATGCTTCTTATCACCAAGAGCAGGGGTGCCTTTCTCTTTGTTGGTGTTAAAGCGAATATCAATACCGTCAGGAAGGTCATCTGCATAGACAGCCATTCCTTTCAAGTAGTGTGTTCCATCCACAAGGATTCTAACCTGTGCATAGTTAACACCATCACCCAAATAGAGATCTTTAGTGCCTCTTCTGATTTCGATAACACCGTCTTTGTCAATTCCACCGTCTTCTGCATAATTGATCATCAACCTTTTGGAATCCATGCTGGCAGGATACTCAAATCGCTTTCTTTCTACATCGCCATCATCAGAAAGCACTTTGTCATAATCCCTAACAGAATGAATCTCGCCAGTATAGATTTCACGATGCTCTGTGCCAGGAGGGCAAAGAACTTTAAGTGTTGTAAATTTACCAGGATTGGTAACCTGTTCTATACGGCCACCATAAACTTCATAACCCTCCATTTTAAGAATCTCGAGAGCCTGAGCTAATTTCTCTTTTGAAATATCCCCGATCTCTCTTTCTACACCAGCACCTACATCGATCATACCTTTCTCATCGACAATCTGTTTCAGATACTCAGCAGCGACTTTGGCCTGATTCATTCTTCTAGCAGAATCCTCATTTAGTAAGGACCTTATTGACGAGTCATTCTTATAACCCATCATCTTCGTGATCTCATTAAGAGAATATCCTTTATCTCTTAGGTCTCTGGCTCTGTCCGCAAGCACAGCTCTTCTTTCTGAATTAGCCAAACTAAGCTGCGCTCTAAGCTGAGTAGTGGACAAGCCTAATTCATCAGCAATCTCTTTTTCGGTCTTGCCTTTGCTTTTGAGCTCATCTACTCTTGAGATCAGATCGCCACTATGCTGAAAGGGATTCTCTCCAGATCCCCAAGGATACCTACCAGAACGACGAGGCATACCATAGTGCATGATGAAGTTTTTGAACTCGTTGTAGTTAGGTATCATTTCCAGCCTCCCCGCTCTTTAGTCTCTTTGATCATCTTGGCATCAGACACAATAATATCCATAATTGGCACAATGTCCTCAACCGTAGGTTTGTGAATCAGCACCTCATTCTGCTTGTACAATCTAAGCTCCATCTGAATATCCATAGGCTTCACATCATACTCTAAGCAGAACAGAGCTGCATAGATCTCAAGCTGTTCCATCTCCCCGCTGACTCCAGTTTTGAGATCGTGTATTCTAAGGGTGTTATCCCAAAAAACGATGGTATCAGCTGTACCGAAGAACTCCTCACTAAACATCAATACCTGTTCAGGGATCATCCGGAAGCCAATACCATCGTTAATGTAGTTCTTGATTGTGTCGTAGACAATATCAATCGTCTGCGGTGCGATCATAAGAATGGGAACTGCAACGGTTGCAAGTTCTCCTTTCTTTTCATCGTAATACTTTTGATAGATGTAATTCTCTATGCCAGATATCAATTGGCTCTTAGAGGTCACTCTATGCTTAAGTGTGATCTGCATTGCTGCATACTCATGAATAGTAGTGCCAACAATTGCAGCGTATTGGGAATACAGTCTGTCACCCAGCTTTTCGGGATCGTACCTTAGCCAGCTTGGCTGTGATGGGCTGAACAGAGCATGTTTTCCTTTTAGTTCCAAATGCTTGTTGAAGATCATTAAGTACCTCCTGTTTGTTCTCAGGAAAGACAAACCGTGAGAACGACATGTTATTTAGTTTTTCTACATGGTACTCCTGAAGAGGTCTCTTCTTTGCTTTACTGTTTGCTTTACACTCAAGAGTAGCCCAATGCTTCCCGAACAATATCAATAGGTCGGGAATGCCACTCTTATAGTTGGCAGGCAACTTGAAGATGTAACAACCAGGAAACAAAGTTTTAAGTTCCTTAATCAGGTTGGCTTGGAAATCTCTCTCGTGTTTCTTAGCCATGATCTTCCTCCTACAAATATCCATATGTCTCAAACAAGAAGAGAAGTGGGCCATTTAGCCTCTTCTCTCATAAAAGAACATGTTTTTTGTGCGGAGAAAGTACAAGTTGACAAAATTGGTCAATTTTTGCTTCTGCCCACTTACCCACTTTTTTTTGCCAGTTTATTTAAATATATATATAATTTTCCTTATATAATAGAAAACAAAAGTGGGCTTTGGCCAAAAATCGTGCCACAAAAATGAATTGTTGGGTATCCAAAAATTCAAAATCAATTTTCCGGCACACAAAAATTACTTTTTGTACCACAAAAATGAAAAAAGTCGTTTTAACGAATAGAATGCATAAGTCTTTGCATTTTTTCGTAATCTTCCTCGATCAACCAGCGTACGTAACTCGCTAAGGTCATGTCTCGATCGTAAGCAACCTTCTTCAAAATGTCCATTTCGTGTTTGGTCAATCTAATTCTTATACCAAACTCTCTGTTGTTCGTTCCTTTAGGTCTGCCCGCCATCCGTCACGCCTCTCCTCTCTTCATAGTACTGAGGCTTCCTACTTTGAGACCTAACGGAAATATCCAGGCACTCGTCGCAGGGGTTTTCGTTCTCAGCCTTGTCTTTATTCCGACACTTCTTGCAATACTTCTCAAAGTCCACAAAGTGCATATCGTCCATAAATATCAACTCCTCTTAAAGTACTTGTTTTCGTTGAACTTCTTCTTTTCTTTCAAAGCTTTCTGTATGGCTAAATCGATGCCGGACTGACTCTGAAGATGATAATAATAGAGATCCTTATAAGGTGTATTGAGCCTGTCGATTCTTCCTGCTGCCTGTGTCATCGTCTTGTATGAATAGTTAGCAGAATAGAATATAATGGTGTCCGTCTTTACGCAATTCCAGCCTTCTGCACCAGCTGTGTACTGTACAAGGTAGACCCATGACGTGCTAGACGGAATATCCATGTGCTTATGACCGTTCCACTCAGCTACATCAAACTTCCCAAAGCTTCCACAATCATGCAGTTCTCGCAAGATCTCAAGTTCGTAATCGTAGTTGTAGAAGATGATAGCTCTAGGATGCTCGCACAGAATATCAATCACCTTCTCGAGCCGCCCTTCGTAACTATTCACACACCTTCTCAAGCAGTAACAGAACTGAGCAGCATTGTCGATTGGTTCGTCCTTAAATGGATCCCAGTGATCTCGACAAATTCCTTTGTATTGGAAAATATCGTAAGAGCACAACACTTTCTCATGATGCTGCACGGTGTCTTTATGCGAGTTCATTGGAACCAGAATATCATTCCTGAGCTTCAGCAGTCTTCCCGTCTGTAGGTAACCTTCCAGCTTCGGGTATGAGCCATAATAGCTGTAGATGCAATGAGTTCTTTTGAACTCGGTCATGTTCTTATAGAAGCCGTTAGCAACGAAGACGGGAATATAGTCAATCCAGGTGTCGCCAGCAGTTGCGCTTAGCAATATCCATCGGTTGTGTTTGGCTATCTTGAGGAATGCCTTCACCCATGCTCCAGATCCAACAACTCGGTCTTCGTCAAACAAAAAGAACGCCCCTTCAACAGAAGCGTACTTTTGCACATTGTTCCACGAGTCAATTACTACCTTATTAGAATATCCATTGGTCTCCGGGTGAACTGACATCTTGAAAGGAAGTAATTCCCCATCCCATTCAAGTTGGTCTCGTTTGCGTGCCGTCGTGATGATATACAGGTCAAGGGGACTCTTCATCCCCTCGCCTGTTGAAATATCACCACCCATTTCCTTGCAATAGTATGCAAGCCCCGTCCGAGACTTACCACTACCGACATCACCATTCAGAATACATCCGTCTCGCATCTTGCCTACAGCCTCGATCTGGTAATCACGGAGTAGGTTCGTCATGGTTTTCTTCTCCAACACCACTTTTATTACAAGGTTTGTTAAACCAGCTTGCAAGATCAACCTGACAATCCGGACATAAATCAAACCGTTTCCAGAAATCATGGGATTTGAGCATCGCGAGGCCATAGACCGGGTATTCAAGTTTATCCGGAACATCTTTTCCGCATCGATCACAAATTGTTTTCTTCATGTTCTTCCTCCAAATATAATGGCAGCATCCAAGGGCATGCCAGAGCCAGGATCACGACCTCAAAAAGTTTCTCCACCGATGTAGACCTCCTTCAGCTGAACACCGGCTCTGCAAGCATAATCATCGATGTAGAACTTCAGAGTGGAGAGCTTGTTCGTCTCATACGGGGATATCAATATATCCTCCTTCCCTCTTTTACTTTCAAGAAGGTTCTTTGCTTTGTGATAATACCAGTTAGCTTTATTTAGATCCTCCTCAACTCTACCTTTGTTCTTATGCCTCCAGAGGTACTTGTATGCATTACCAACTGCAAAGTGGTATACCAGCTCAGTTCCGAATGTAAGCTCCATGCTCTCGATACACTCAATAGAGGTGCTATCTGCGTAGTGAGAAGGATGATTTACAAGATCCTCATCTTTATGAATATCCACATGCTTAGCCATTGTTTCGTCCTCCGTAGTTAATGTTAGCTGCGATAGTGAACAGCCCAGATACTACAAACCATCCAATCGCAACTTCAGTACTCCCGGAGCCAAACTGAATGGCCCCGAGAATAAATGAAATGATTGCCCATAAGTAGCTCATAAATATCAATCCTCCATAGGGAAAGGAAGCTCTTCTTCTACCGGCTTGCGATACAACTCAGCAAACGGATCATCTGCTGCATCCTGTTCCACATAAAGAGACAGAATATAACAAGCATACCGATCATACTTCTGGATATAGGAAACCTGAATGGTAGCATTAACATTGGTAACATAAGCGCTGTCGATAAGGCCAACAGTCTCCTCTGTAAGGTCTCTGGGCACCCCACCGGTCACCAGACATACCTTAGGAGGTCTGCTCTCTGCTACAGGGGAATGGAAGTTAACGATACAGGATACATAGTACTCAGGTACATACCCTTCTTCCTCACCTTCCTTTGGTTTGGTCTGCTTAACATTAGCGCCCATAGCTGCCAGCTGCTCAGCAAGTTCCTGTGAAGGGATTACGATGTTACCCTTTCTTGAAGCGCTATTGTATTTATCCTTAGAAGGATCTCCAGAAAAGTTCGTTCTGAAGATAAAATTGGTGTTTGCAAGTTTTACTACATTTCTTTCCATAATTGCTCTTCTCCTTTTTTATTCATGTTAAAATATACATCTGCGTACGTAAGGCCCTGACGAAACCCGCCAGGACCCTCACATAACACAAAGTTCGGATAGACCTTTAAGATCTTCCAAACCACACTAACAACGTCTTTCGTATATGCTCCCATGTAATAGATTTTGAGAGTGGTGAACGTTTCGCCACCTACCAGGTTCCTAACGAACTTCTGGACCTCATCTTTCTTAATGGCAACTTCGGCCATCATGTTTGCATAAGAGCCATATACATAAAGATCGGTGTTGTTTGCACGAGACCTCGTTAACTCCTCTCCCTCAAATCTCGTACGTTTCTTACATATACCCATTTTGCCATTCTCCTTAAATATCAATTCCAAGGTAATTCTTCAGGACTACCGGGTTGCCCATAGCCTTCCGGAAGATTCATGAAGTTATCCGGGAGCTTGGGGTTCGGTAAAGGAATCGCACCTTCTTGTACGAATTCCTCGAAGTCTCCATACTGTCGGATTGTGTCGACAGCAGCATCAACAAGCGAAATATAATACGACTCATCGATCGCCGATTCGCGTCCCAAGGTTTGTACCATCTCAGTTTCAAGCCACCGATAACCAGTAGTACCAGCTGCAGCATAATACTTACCATCCTTTTCACGGTACAGCACACCTCCTCCCATGCCAGGTTTGATCGGGCAGAACAGTCCAACCTTACCAATGAAAATATAATCATGCCCTTTAGCAATCTCTTCTGCTAATGGAGCACTTTCTTTTTCAAAGGTTGTATCAGACAATTCGCCTTTCTTGTACTTGGACTCCAACTTGGACAATTCCTTTTCGAGATTCTCTACATTAGGAAGTCCTTCGTTCATGTCCAAATATAATGATGTGCTGCAAGAGAAGGTTTCGCACTTGTCTCTGAACTCAAGTGGCTCTTTGCTAAACAGCGTCTTAAACACGTAAGGCACTGCAAACTGCTTGCCTGTTGCTGTCCACTGGTTGCCATGTTTGGTGTTCTCTTCAGGAGAATATCCATACAGCGTTTTGCACGCATCCGGATCGGCATACTTGGCAATGTATACAGCATCATTAACCAGACACATCCGTTCGTAGGTAGCCTCATGCTCAAATGTGTAACCGTATCGCTTACCGAATGCCATGATCTCAGATATCAATTCCGGAGTAGCACCAGGTACCTTGATCGAGTCTGTCTTGATGTGAGCCACTGTGAATCCCTTGGACTGCACAAATTCTTTCAGATCCACCATGAACAGAGCACCACGCTTAGCAACGATGTTGTCGATGTTTCTGGGATCTTTAAACAGATTATCGAACTTTGCAGCTGTCAGGCCATATACAGAGTTGATAGCGATCTTCAAGGCATATGCAAGATCCTTAGAACTCATCTTGCCAGCTTTGACCATCTCAACATAAGGTTTCAGTTTGCCATCCAGCATCTTGTCTACAATATCCCAGGCTTCGTGTTTGATGTTCACACGTCCGTAGACAATATCATAGAATGCCCTGGTGAACTTAGGTCCAAACAGACACTCAGCCAGAGCACTGTGAGGATGCATACTGGCAATATCAAGAAGAGCTACCCAGAAATATATGGAAGGCTCAGCATAGACAAAGCCACCTTCGCCAACTTCTGTGTCTTTGTATGTAGAGATGCCATTCTCAAATTTGTATCCTTCGAAGTAAGGAAGTATGCTCCCCGCTTTACCATGAGGTTTTGACATCATCTCCGGGAAAATATCCACCAGGAATTTTTTCGTTTCCGGATCAATAGTTCTAACCGGTTCAGCAAGGTTACGATAACGGAACTGAGACTGCGGCTTTCTCTCATTACCAAATATAATTCTGCCGGTAAGAGTGTTTGTGGTCTCGTTTACAGTACCGTTAGCTAAGTCTGCCAGGATCTGTCTAGCAGTGAAGTCTGCTGTAAGATGATCAAATACAGCCTCTGTAGCTAAGACATCGTTATCGCAGTACTCAGCAACTTCAATCCAACGACTTTCAGGAACAGGCTGATCCCAAGGAAGTCCTAACTCCTGATGGTGAATACCCAATTCGATCTCCCACTTTTTCAAACTCTGCTTAGTTGCAGCAAAGTCGTAAATATCAGTGTATGAGAGATTGTAAGCCTCACCAAAAAGTGCTTTGCCAGAATCACCTTTCTGAGCATTAATAATCCTTTGAGAAAGCTTGAACAGCTGTTCCTCAGAATATCCCATGAGCCTTGCATAGAGCATATGATTATCGTATCTGCGGTTATTGAATCCCACTAAACGATACTTCAGTAACTCCTCAATCTCTGCAGGTTTGGGGTTGATCATTCTCTGGACAGATCTGCCTTTACCCTGGAACTTCCAGTTAACAAGAAACAGGTTGGGGAAGACCTCCACATCAAAAAACACCAGAGGGGCTTCTTCACGAACCACATCTGGTGAAATATCATCCGACTTGAAGTGCATCTTAGCCACAACCTTGAGACAATAATCTGAATGATTACTGCTCTGCGCTGCAAAAGATATAACAGCAGGCTGCATGTCCGTCAGATCGTAATGCATTCCTCCGGTGTAAGCATCCTCCAAGATCTTAAATATAAAGTCGATACTAGGCTTAGTGCCGGGATGAATCTCCTTCTTCAAATTCTTCTCGACAAGTGTTCGAAGCCCCTTCTCGCTTTTAACGGTATCAAAGTTTACCATCTTTTCTCCTTTCAACGGTAAGCCCGAACTTATTGTCGCAATAGGTAAATTATTGCATTTCGTGAGTTTACGCCTTAAAGCGCTATTGCCAGAATATACTTTGACCTCGATGTGCTCGGCAAACACTCTACTAAGCTTACTAGGATCCCCTGTGTAAATATAATGCAGGTGAATACCAGCCCCAGACTTACTGAGTTCTGCGTACGTAGGTGGCCATTTGCTAGCCTCTTCCAAGTTCTTTTTAAAAGACTTGTTTCCAGACTCATCGGGAATATCAAAGTCTATGACAATATGGTTCTCCGGCACCTTGACATAGTGAAGCTCATGCGTATCCAGCTCTCGCAATACTGTTTTCACATTAGCCCATCGTTTACTAGGTGTCTCCTGCTCAGATGCATACTGAGCAAGGCAACTAGAGCAGATGCTGTCAAAGTTAGAAGGACCTTCTTCAAATATAATTGTTGGCTGTTTCTTTGCTTTCTTTTTCTCCTTTCCTTCAGTAGGATTTACGAACCGATCTGTACGAAAGCCAGAGTAATAACTCCGTGCCCTGGTGCCATCCTCAAACTGGTGTCTGTCCTCGTAAATATCAAAGTAGCTTCTAAGCTCTTCTTTAAATACTCTTTGCGAGAACGGATAAGGAACTTTTGTGTCTTCGCACCAGTTCTTATACAGTTCCCAAGCCTGCTTAAGGCCAACACCGTTTTCCGCTGCAAATATATGGTAATGATCTACCATAAAGTTGTAGAAGTCGTTGGATGCACCCATCATACTTAAAGGAATATAGTCCTCATAGAAATCGGGCGCCTCGTTGTAAATATCCAGACAGTGCTGAGCAATGCCACCAAGTTCAAACGGGATCTGCTTCACAAGACGTTTGTAGTCACTTACGGGCAATTTTTGGCCAGTCGGGGTCACATCGATCAATCTTCTTAACAAACCTGACCGTGAATCCGTGATCTTAACTGGCTTGTTTGTGCCCATGAACAAGAACGACTTGAATTGGTTGGCATAAGTAGACTTAAACTTCTCGTTCACAGTCATCATTTCGTGAGAAACCAAGCTGTTCAGTCTCGTGTTGTCCTCAATGTGAGAAAGATCGCCATCGTGCTGGATAGCAACAAGAGGGTTTGTTTTAAACGCCTCCAGTGCAAACGAGTTCGATGATGATCCAAGACTTTTTGCGTCAAACACCGAGTAATATCCATCAAACAGTTGCTGAATGATGTTAAGCACCGTTGACTTACCAGTACCTGCTGCCCCGTACAATACCATGAACTTCTGAATCTTCTTGGAATCGCCATTCACAATAGACCCAATAGCCCATTCAAGTTTATGTCGTTCCTCCGGAGAATATAATGTTGACATCAGCTCATCATAAGCCGGTGTGCTGGTGGCCTCCAAAGGATAGGACAGCTTCTTACTCGCATAGTCTCTCTTCTT